TTAGATCAGAATGGTCTAACCCATCTATGCTTGATGTCAACGCGCATAGGGCGTCCAGCATATTCCAGATGGTCCCTGTCGGCGAAAGGCAAATCGCCGCGTTTAAGGAACCACTTGGTTAGGGCAGCGTCACCTTCATCCAGCAAGCTGGATTTAGGTAACTTCACCTTGACTACAGCAGCCTTGACAAGAGGATGATGTAGATCACGGTCCCAGCGCTCCACGGAATAACCGAGGAAGCTGATTTTGCCCAAACCAGGAGATTCAGAATGGACAGCGGGAAAGGGAATTAAATTCTCTAACACGTCATCCAAATACCTCACAGCACTCCAATATCCAGCCAAATAAAGCTGATTTCTTAGAGATACTGTGGATATAATCTCCTGAACATGCGTCCGTTTGGAAGGGATCAACTGGCGAACACGAACGATTGAAACATCGTTCCCGTCGTAGTAGTCCTTACCGCAAGACTCTCTGAATTTGCCTTTCCAGAAAGACTTGCCAACATTCACTTTAAGACCAAAATCTTGAAGCGTGTTGATAACGGATTCCACATATTCTTTGGGGACAATAATATCGTCTCCAAAGACGCGCACCTTACCAAGGAGGGATACAATATCCTTCTTGGTGAGAGGCCGATTAAGCACGCGCTCAATCCCGACAAAGATAACGGTTATAAAAACCATTGCTTCGAAAGGAAAGCACAATGCTGAACCCATAGACGCGAACTTGGCTAGGCGAATAACGCCAAAGCCAGGAACGTCAGCCTTCCGGCTTCTCGTTGCGTCGACACCCTCCATGAAAGAAGGAAATCGATGCAAGAGACTCCGTACATGCTGGTTGGAAACTCGATCGGATGCCTCGCTCATATCGAGCGTGGCGAGCTCGCCAGTTTGCGAGCCGATCATAGCAAGTACCTGGTTTGGAACCTGGTCTTGCCAGCCGATGAGCTGTCGAAGGATGTCATCCCTATCGACATGCTCCACGATCATTTCGAGGAGAGCCTGCTGCATGTATTGCATAGCAGTAGGCTCAATCGCGATGATCCTGGGAGTTTTCAGCGTTTTAGGAACAAGGACGACCTTTACAGGACGTTCTTCCCCGGGTTCAAGGAAGGTGAAGCTGGAGTATTTTGCCAGGTAGGCAGAATACGAATGAAAGATGCTCTCAGAAGCTGGGAACATCTTTTCCAGTCTGGTTGGCCACTCAGTCTGCAGGTACTTCGCGTTACCGCGGAGCCTGTCGGCGGTGGAACCAGGACCATGCTTTGGCAGGGATCGCCCGTCATAAATCTCTCGATCTATACTGGCGAAGACCGGCGCAAAAAGCATGGCCCCAAGACGCTCGAATGCTACCTTTTGGGTATCAAAAGAGACGTCATGGGACTTCACTTCCTTTTCACACTCGATATATCGAACTATCGCGTCACGCTCCCTTTCTGGGGTGCATGACAACTCCATCTTGGCCCACATCAGAGTTATCTGACGTAGACCATGGATGCAGTCGATAGAAGGATTTTCGAGTAATCGGCCATCACTACGGTTGAACACTTGATCGAGGAAACCTCCAAATAATTGGGGGAGACCCGATGCCCAGGTAAAACCCTGGAACATTGAGCGATCTACGTACCCTTGTTCGAGACCTTTTTCGAGGTCTTTCCCAAAGGTAGGTAAGGTTATCGTTAAAAACGATAACCCTTCATGTTCAACGCGAGCCTGGACCTTTTTGAGGTCCAGACTGGCACTAGTGTGACATCGGTCCCCTATATCATAGAGGACCTTCGAAAAGAGTAACATCAGGCTTTTCATACCTGCTCCTTAAATAAGAGCTAGAGTATCCATAGCCATGACATTCTGTGACCCAAAAGAGGTATAGGAAAGCTTAGTGCTTTCCACGACCTCTCGTACCCAAGCGCAGTAGCACGAATGATACTGCGACAAAAGGTGCGGCCATCACGAAAACGATCGCGATAATCCCAAGGATAATACTATCGATGGGAACCAAGATCAGTTTTCACCGCCCAGGAGCTTATCCTGCTGGCCTGAAGTCAGAGACGCGAGGAAACCCGCAATCTGCAACTTCAATTCGGCAACAGAATAGCCCACGATCGGCTGGTCTACCACAAGGTAGACAGATCCCTGAAAGCGCACATTGGCGCTTGTCAGAGGATCAGCAGCGATTTTCTGGAAGTCCATACGATACTGTCGACGCGTCCGCTTCCCATACTGATGGGAGACGGACAGCTTCAGGTTGCCATCGTTGGTGGAAAAACCACCAGCGTTGACGCCCGAGCTAACACGCGGAAGCGAGTTAGCAACAGCGTTGATGGTAATGGACTGAGGATCGGCGAAAGCCATGGCATTACTCCTTCGGACAAGGCAATATTGACTTGTTTTTGAGTTATTATTGAATTGTGCATCGGAGACAGGATGTCTCAGATGTTCTGAGGCACGGGCTAAAACCTGTGACTACTTATTTCTTGCCTAAGAAGACAGGAAACTTGTTAGTCCATCGGCGATAGTCCGCTGAGGATTCTCGGTCTGATAGGCCGAGAGCCCCCAAAATAGCCCACTGAACTGATGTCAGCGCATCGGTGTTAAAACCGAAACCATAGGGCTCTGCTCTAATCCGACGCTTGCTCTCTCGAACAATCGTCTGCCTCATCTGCGGGAAACCGAAATTTCCGGTTGTCGCATTGAGATGATTAGAACTGGTATGGACCTGCTTCACTTTATAGTGTCGCATAAGGTACCCATACCGCAGAACCAAGCCGTCTTTCTCGAATCGTGAAGCAACGGAGAGATTATCCCCGATGTTTACGAACCAGTCAGACAGCCAAGTCCATGGCGCAAGATTCCACAGTATTTCAGGTGTTAGCTTGATCCCAAGCAGATAATCTGCATAGGACGCAAAACGTTCCGCTTCCCCAAGAAGACCTGGGTCAGTCGGAATGTAATACGAATACGCACCTCGGAAATAGATTTTGTCTGTTACCTCGGTGCTAATTGTGGTATCTGCAATGACAGCGCCTCCCGTATAATACCACGGAAAAATGAAAGCATTACTGTTTCCTTTTACCGTGCTAGAGGTGACAAACCTCTCAATAGGGAAGGCGAAAGAGCGTCGAACAACTTTGCCTGAATCGCGTTTGTACTGTTCCAACATTGTGTAGGAACTAGATACAACGCGAAGTAGTTTCGTAAGCTCCGCGATAAGCGGAGCCCATCCAAACTGCGCATTAAGGTATTCATTGCCCGATCTACGGAGTAGATCAGACTTTGACTTAAGCGCAGGGAGGAAGGAGGCGAACACGACAGAGGGTAAACCCTCTCTCATGAACTCCCCAAGAAACGTGGCAAAATCGGCGCCAGATGATGTAGGTTGCGTACGCTGAATTGCTTTATTCCCCTGGGCGTTACGTTCAGTAACTTCCCAGTTTGGAATCGGCAATTTAGTGTTTCCCAAAATAGTCGCATCCGCGAAGCTTCTCAGCTGCGGATTAGCGATAACGGTCCTGCCTTCTGACTTATAGGTGTAAAATTTCTGGTTGACACCATAGACTTTACATCCTACAGTCGAGAATTCATGACCGTTGTCTAATGACGATTGGGCACCAAACTGATTGCTCCGCAAAAGCTGAGCAGCAGATTGAGTGGAACCTTCACCTGGACTACTTCGATAAGAAGTAGTCTCCTGCATATGGTTATACGATGAAGACTGCAGCGTAGGAGTTTGACTCCCAAACTGCGTTGACTCTTGATAGAGCCAAAGAGGTTGTAACCTCTTCTGCGTGTAATAACCAGCCATAGTACTCCTATAGTGCTATTCAGTTAAGATATAGTTTTGGTGCACTGCATCAACTATACCAGTGACTCTTTCGAATGACACATAAAAGTGCCGGCGGGAACCTTAGGGTTCC